CGAGTCCGAAGACCGAGTTAGGTATTATTCTGTTGTCGATGATGGATTTGTAAAATCTGATAATAAACATACATATGGTGGATATAAACCTTTCTATAGAACTGTTATTGCAACTTATGTAAGTGAAAACGAATTTAGGGGAATATAATGAAAATTATTGTTAGGGAAACTCAGCTGGCTCGAATAGTTGAAAAGGTCACCAAAGAGAAAGTTATTTGTGATGAATGTGGTTGGTCTTGGAAATTATCCGAAGGAGGTAAAGACCCTTACATGTGTCATAAATGTGGACATGATAATTCTAAAAAATAAAAAAAGATGCCATTACCAAAACAAGTAAAACCTACATTACCTTTAGTTCCAAAGAAAACTTTGTATGCAAGAAGGGAACAACTTCTTGAGTTTATAAACAAAGACGGAACTTATTTACCAAAGTCAGTATTACATGCTGATTTGGATAGAGGTATGTTAGATTTTGTTAAAGAAGATCTTAAAGTTGTGACCGCTGGAAAAATTATTCCGATGGTTGATATTATAATCACAACACAAAATTGGTCTCAATATGTTGAAACGGCATTATTTACCAACTTGGATTTCAATCCCGAACCTCCATTCATTACTGTGGTAAGACAACCTGAAGTTAAATTCGGGACTAATCCGTCCTTAAAATATAATATCCCTAACAGAAAACAATTCTATTATGCTTCTGTACCAACTTGGAATGGAAATGAACAAGGTATGGATATTTACACAATACCTCAGCCAGTACCTGTTGATATCAATTATAGTGTGAAGATTGTATGTAATAGAATGAGAGAACTTAATCAACTCAATAAAATTGTGATGCAAAAGTTTTCTTCAAGACAAGCATATACTTTTATTAAAGGTCAATATGTTCCAATAGTTCTTAATAATATATCTGATGAGTCACAAATGCAGATGGATGCTAGAAAATATTTTATTCAGACGTATGACTTCACTATGTTAGGTTACTTGATTGATGAGGAGGAATTTGAAGTCAAACCTGCGATTGCAAGAGTTGCACAAATTATGGAGTTGGACACTACCGTATTAAAAAGAAGAAGACCAAAGTTTCCTGAAAACCCTGATGAATTTTTATCCAACTTTTTATATACAGTTGGAAATAACACTTTAAGTGAAATTATTGATTTCAGAGCAAATATGTCTTTGATTAGGTCGACCAATGTCGATAGTTTTAATGTCTATATAAATGGTGATTATTTTGGTACTGATGTTTCAGAAATTCAAATCACAACAAATGATATTTTAAGAATTGATGTAGTCAAAAATGACAACACTTTAGAATCTAACATTGAGTTCGAGGCTCAGTTGGTTTAACCCTCACCATAGATATCTTTCTTCTCTTTACAATTTTCGATTATAAGATTTTCTAAAAACTTATAGATTTTTATCCCACGCTTTTCACAGTACTTTTTTAGTATCTCGTGGGATTCAGGGGATATTTTGATATTCTTTATTTCTTTAGTTGTTTTCATAGGTAGAAAAAAGGTAGAATAAATTCATACTCCTTACAAATAGATATTCAAAAGTCAAGTTTTTTCACTTAGATATGAATATTTATCATTAAAATAAATTTGCTAACAATAATTTTGAACTATGTTTTTTCAAGCAACACAAGTAAATCAAAAGGTATACGTATCGCCTGGAGTATATACGTCTGAAACTGACTTATCATTTGTAGCTCAAAGTGTAGGTGTTACTACGTTAGGTTTAGTCGGGGAAACAATCAAAGGTCCCGCATTCGAACCTATCTTTATCACAAACTACGATGAGTTTCAAGCATATTTTGGGGGGACTGAACCTACAAAATTTATAAACACACAAATCCCTAAGTATGAGGCGGCATATATTGCAAAGTCATACTTACAACAATCTAATCAACTTTTTGTTACAAGAATTTTAGGTTTGTCAGGATATGACGCTGGACCGTCTTGGAGTATTAAGGTGACCGCAAATGTTGACCCATTAACCGTAGGTCTTAGTCCTGCAACTGGCACAACATGGAGTGCAAACTTCACAGGTTCTTCTACAGGAAATACTGTAGAATTTGTTGGTGGAGCACTTCCTCCAATAGTTCAAGCGTACATCAATAATCAATACAGATTGTCAGATGGTAGTACTTCAACTTTGGGATTAGATTTTACAAGTAACCTTAATAACGTTATGGATACTCCATCTTTGTCGGCTAATACTTTGGTTGTCTATGGAGCTATTCCTGAGAGTGATTATTATAATTTGACTGGAACTTATTCAAATGTCATCAATGAATACGGATGTGATTCAGTTAATATTGCAATAAATGACTTGTCCGCGGATGAAAATGACCCTTGGTACTATGCTAATTTTGACATTACATCAGGAAATGCATATTCTGGATATTCATTCTTTTATTATGTTTCTTCTTTAACATCAGGAGCGTCTTCAACATTCTCAGGTACTATATCTGGTAGTGTTTACAATTACTCAGGAACTGCGTATTCAGAATACAACAACATGGTTGTTGCAACTTTACGTTCTAGAGGTATATCTTTATATACTAATAGTACTACAAGCGATAACCATGGACCAATTTATGAGGTTAGTGGTTTAACTGATTTACAATTAGTATGTACCGAACAATATTCAGGAGTCACTCAGTCTCCTTTTGAATCATTCTTAATTTCAGGTGTTACAAAAGACAACGACAATTTCTCTTTTGAAGCATCTATGTCCGCATCTTCTCCTAAGTATATAACAAAAGTGTTAGGTGTTGATAACTTTGGTAAATCAAGAAATGAAGTTCCCGTATATGTTGAAGAAATTTATCCAGGAACTTTAGCTTACGCATATAACCAAGGATATATTCGTGGTTTGGATTGTAACTTAATTGCACTTGAAGGTGCTAGAAGTGAAGACCCACAATCAATAGCATACAATGTAACTCAATATAAGTCACCAAGTACTCCTTATTTAGTATCTGAACTTAGAGGTAATAAGGTTTATAACTTATTCAAATTTATATCAATTTCTGACGGTAATGCGGCGAACACAGAAGTAAAAGTTTCTATCGCTAACTTATCATTTAATAATATGTCATTTGACGTATTGGTTAGAAATTTCTTCGACACAGATGCTAATCCTGTGGTAATAGAGAAATTCACTAACTGTAACATGGATCCTAATTCCAATAATTTCGTAGCTAAGAAAATTGGTTCGAGTGATGGAGAATACGCTTTGATTTCACGTTACATTATGATTGAATTAGCAGATGAAGCACCAATCGACGCAATTCCTTGTGGTTTCTACGGATACACTCAAAGAGAATACGCATCAGTGAGTAACCCTTCACCAGTTCCAATTTTCAAAACAAAATATTATTTTCCTGGTGAAGTAATTTACAACCCTCCATTTGGAGCACCAACCGATGTAACTGAATCTTCAGGAGATATTGTTAGAAGAAGTTATTTAGGTTTCTCAAGTCAATTTGGAATTGATGATTCATTCTTACAATATAAAGGAACACAAAATCCTTTGAATTGGGTAACATCTCCACTTCCTGTTGAAGGGTCACCATGGAATTATTTAAGTAAAGGTTTCCACATGGATTCAGGAGCGACAGTAGTAACACTTGGTAACTCAGTCTTAACCAGTGGTCAAACTGCATTTGAATGTGGTGTTGCTGACTTCACAAGAGACCCTGAAACTCAAGAAAATCCTTACTACTTCATTTATTCAAGAAAATATACTATATGTTTTGCTGGAGGTTTTGATGGATGGGACATTTACAGAGAGTTCAGAACTAACGAAGACAGATTCCAATTAGGAGCGACAGGTTTCTTAGCAGGTGCATCACCTTCAACAAGATATCCAAATGCTACAGGAGATGGTTTATTTAAAAGAATTGTTGTTGCTAACAATACTCAAGATTTCGCTAACACCGATTACTACGCTTACTTACTTGGTATCTTGACATTCGCAAATCCTGAATCAACTAACATCAACGTATTTGCAACATCAAGTATTGATTATGTAAACAACTCTAACCTTGTAGAAGAGGCTATCGACATGGTACAATTCTCAAGAGCGGATTCAGTTTACATCGCAACTACTCCTGACTATAACATGTATACTCCTGATGCGACTAATCCTCAGGATATCATTTACTCTCAAGAGGCAGTTGATAATTTGGATAACACAGGTATTGA